TCGCGTGTAGGGGGTGGGATGATGAATGAATCCACTAAGAATTGATGTAGGTATAGATACAATAAAGGATTATTTGTTCTCCAGGATAGATACTTCCAATCCTGTTGAAGTGGAAAAAGTGGGCAGGTACTTGAAACACATTGAGATGTATAGAAGGATGGAGCGAACAGTTAGGAAAGAGGGAGTTTCTGTTACAACAGAGAACGGTAGTCAATCTTTCGTTAAGTCTCATCCTCTGTTGAATGAAATGAATAAAGTAAATTCATCGATTATGAACATAGAAAAAACGTTTAATTTTGTTAATGACGAAAAAGACGGAGCACCTAAATTTACAGCGGATGACTTGATGTAAATGTTAAGAAATAAACATGTAGAATTTTATATGAACCAATACGAAACTGGCAAAATAAAAGTCAGTAAGTATGTGGTTCTTTTGTTTTCTTATTTGAAAAAATATGTTTTAAATCGTGATGATATTTACTTTGATGAAGTTACTCATGAAAGATATATAGCGTTCGCCGAAAAGAATTACTTCAAGTTAGCTCCATTTCAGAAATTTAAGACAGCATTTGTTTTTCTTTATTACAAAGATGGGGATTATCCGTTCTTTGATCAGTTCTTTTTCTATGAAGCTAGGGGAGCTGGTAAGAACGGTCTGATATCGACCCTGGCTAATTTTTTTATTAGCGACCTCCATGGTATTGATGATTACGACGTTTCAATTGTTGCAACTAGCGCAAAACAAGCGGAAACATCAGCGAAAGAAATTTATAACGTAATTGACAAAGCCGGCAAAGACAGTGTTTTACAAGCGTTATTCGAACATAAAAAATCAGAGATTGTAAGTAAAACTGGTAAAGGTACGGTACAGTTTCATACTTCTAACGCTAAAACAAAAGACGGTTTACGTGATGGTTGTGTAATATACGATGAGATTCATGAGTTTTTGAATTCAGACATTGTGGAAGTGTTCTCTAGTGGTTTAGGTAAGGTTAAACACCCGAGAGAGTTTTTTATAACGACTGATGGTTTTAATCGCGGTGGTTATTTAGATGACATGAAAGAGCGTGCGATTAAAGTTTTAAACGGAGACGCACTAGAAGACCATTTGTTTGTGTTTATGGCAACGTTGGATGATATTACCGAAGCAGAAGATGAAAGCAATTGGCAAAAGGCAAATCCGATGTTTCATGAACCTATGAGCGAGTATGCGAGAGGTTTGTTCAGGAAGGTGAAAAGACAATACAACGCATTAGGAAATTCTAGGCAGTCGTCCAAAGTAAAGTTTATGACTAAAAGAATGAACTTCCCTTCCACTGACCTAGAAACGTCTGTTGCTACTTGGGAAGAAATAAAATCGACAAACAGGCCTTTTCCAGATTTAAAAAACAAGTCTTGTGTTGGTGGTTTAGACTTCGCTAGTATTCGTGACTTTGCTGCAGTTGGACTTTTATTCAAAATTGATAATGAGTATATATGGAAATCTCACTCTTTCGTTAGAAAAGGCTTTTTAGACAATGTGGAAATGACGCCACCAATTTACGATTGGCACGATGAAGGGTTGTTGACTATAGTAGATGAACCTGTAATCAATATTAAGCATATTGTTGATTGGTTTGTGAAAATGCGTGAGTCATACGGAGTAAATACAATAGTAGCTGACACGTTTAGATTAGACCTTGTAAAACAAGCCTTAGAAGCGGAAGGATTTGAAATCATGTATGTAAGGACAAAGGGTATTGAAGCTCTACTTGCTCCGAGGGTGGAAACGATATTTGCGGAAAAACGAGTTATTTTTGGTGACAATCCTTTAATGCGTTGGTATACCGATAATGTGAAAGTCATAACCGATAAAAAAGGTAACAGAACTTATGGAAAAAAAGACGAAGTAAGACGAAAGACAGATGGGTTTTTATCTTTTATCCATGCTCTATACCGAGATGATTTAATAGAAGAGGAAGCTAACGCGGATGAAGTGCTAGATTTCCTTGATAGCTTCGAGTTTTAAAATTTAGCCACGAAAGGATGTGATTAAAATTTGAGTGTATTAGATATGTTTAAACGAAACCGAGAACTGGGTCAAGAAATCAATGAAATGTTTGATCTAGAGTTTTGGGGGTTAGAAGCAGATGAAAGAGTTTACTTAAAACAATCCGCAATTGAAACATGCGTGAATTTAATGGGTAGAACAATATCGACTGCTGATTTCCGTTTCGTTAAAGATAAGAAACGAGTAAGTCATGATTTTGATTACTTACTGAATGTGAGACCTAACGCCAATCAAAGTGCTGCAGGATTTTGGAAGGACTTTATTTACACGTTACTTGTTGAAAATGAAGTGTTAGTAATTTTAAGCGATGACAACGAATTGCTAATAGCTGATAGTTTTGACAGAATCGAATACGCGCTATATGAGGATAAGTTTCAACACGTTACTGTTAAGAATTATACCTTTAAGCGAACATTCGACATGGATCAGGTTATCTATATGACGTATAACAACAAGAAGTTGAATCGATTTTTAGATGGAATGTTTAAGGACTACAGCGAGTTGTTTTCCCGTATGATTGAAACTAAAATGTATGAAAATCAAATAAGGGCATTGGCTGAAATTGATACTACACAAAAGCTGGACAAAGAAAATCAAAACAGACTAAACAGATTTATCCAACGTCTATATCAAAACTTTAGACAAAGCGCATTTGCTATTGCTCCAAAAATAAAGGGTTTTAATTATGAAGAGATTACAAGAGGGCAAAGCAACGGTTCACAATCAGTTGAAGAACTAGAAAAACTTAAAAAAGACGTGACGAAACAAGTCGCTAACATTTTAGGCATTCCATCCGCCTTAGTGTTAGGTGAATTGTCCGAATACGAAACAGCTATGAAGGCTTATATACGCCTTACAGCTAAACCTTTAATCGAACAGATAAAAGATGAACTAAATGCTAAACTAATCGAAAAGAACGACTACAGAAACGGACTAGAACTTCAAGTTTACGGTGTATCTGAACGAAATCCAATCGAGGATGCAGATGCAGCCGACAAAATGGTTGCTAGTGGTACATGGAGTAGAAATGAAGTAAGAGAAAAATTTGGTGATGAACGCGTTGATGATTCGCGTATGGACGAATACGTCATTACCAAAAACTATCAAACTTTAGACGAACTTGAAGGGGGTGATAATGAATGAACAAAGAAATGTTTCTAAAAATGTTCAAGAATCAAAAGTATATTGAACAGTTAAAGGAAATCCCTCAAAAGTTCAATGTCAACCATAACGAAGAAGAAAAAACAACCAATATAACCATTTATGGAGTTATAGGTAATTCATTGTTTGGGGATTCCTTTTCAGCAAGTGACATAGACAAAGCTTTAAACGACGCAGGAGAAAATGATGTAATCATCAATCTTAATTCGCCTGGAGGGGACGCCTTTGACGGAATATCAATTTTTAACAGGTTGAAGCGTCATAACGGAAAAGTTACTATCCATGTAGATGGTTGGGCATGTTCTGCTGCGTCAATTATTGCTATGGCAGCTGACGAGCTAGTGATGGAGTTAGGGTCTATGATGATGATTCATGAAGCTGGTTCTATTGTGTGGGGATCTAAAAAAGACATGCGTAAAGAAGCGGATGTACTAGAAGAACTAGAAGAGGGAATCATCGATATCTACAATACAAAATCACAAATATCACGTGAAGAAATCAGAGAAAAAATAGATGCTGAAACGTGGATGTCAGCCAAAACGGCAGTCGAATTAGGATTTGCTAACGCGGCAACGGGTGTTGATTTTGATGAAGAAGCAGATGAAGATGCGGAACCTCAAAATAGAGAGTCAATATTAAATGATTTACAAAACGTATTAGAGTTAAATAATACAGATGATAAAGAACCTAAACAGCCGGCAGTGGCTCAACGTAGAGGGTTCTTTTTTTAATGAAAAAAATTAGGAGGAATAATATATGGTTATGAAGTTAAAAGGGAAAATGGATAATTTTAAAGCAAAGAAACAAGCATATACAGATATGCTAAAAGACGAAAACGCAACACCAGAACAATTACAAAATGCAGTAGACGAAATGTTCGTTGCACTGCAAGAGGATTTAACTGAAAAGATTACTTCTGATGCACGAAATAGCTCATTAGACACTCAAGTATTAGTATCCCGCGGAAGCCACGTATTAACATCTGAAGAAACATCTTTTTATAATAAAGTTGTAGAAGATGGAGGGTTTAATGACGAATCTGTTTTACCTGAGACTGTACAAGAGCGTGTTTTTGATGGATTAGTAAAAGAACGCCCATTATTACAGGCTATTGGATTACAGGATTTAGGAGCTGTTACGAAGTTTATTTACAGTGATCCAACACTTGCATATGCTTGGAAAGAAATTTTCGGAGACATTACAGGTCAAGTTAACGCTGCATTTAGAGATGAGAAAATCACTCAACTTAAATTAACGGCGTTCGGAGCAATCCCTAATGACATGCTTGAATTAGGTCCGGTATGGGTCGACCGTTACATGGTTACTCTTTTAATCGAATCTATTGCAGCAGGTCTTGAGTATGGGCTTGTGAATGGTCGCGGACCTTCCCAAGACGAACCGATCGGATTGCTTAAAGATGTTGACACAGATAGTGGAGCAGTTACAGATAAAGAATCATCTGGAACATTAACATTCGCTCCATCTGAACGTGGAGAGGTTGTTGTTGGAGAGTTATATGGCGTTTTAAAAGAGTTATCAACTGATGCTGACGACGAGTATCGTAAAGTTTTAAATAAAGTTGTTATGGTAGTAAATCCTATTGATTTATTAGCGGTTAATGCACGCCACACTATCCAAAACGATTCAGGGGTGTTCGTAACAAACTTACCTTACAACTTAAAGGTAGTGGAATCAGAAGAAATCCCAGTCGGAAAAGCGGTGTTCTTTGTTCAAGGTGAATATATTGCCGCAATTGCTGGAGGGTACAAGTTAAAGAAATTCGATCAGACGTTAGCAATTGAAGATGCAACACTTTACACAATTAAACGCTTTGCGAATGGACGTCCAAAAGATAACAAGGCCGCAGTTGTGTATGATTTGGACATTTCATTTCCTGTCCCAGGTGAAGAGGAAACACCCTAACAAGCCCGAAAATGTAAAGGCTAGTGCGACAGAATCCGAAGTTACATTGGAGTGGGACTAGCCTTTATACAGGGCTAAAACAAGAAAGGAGATAATTATGGAGACATATAACATTTATCGTGAT